CTCTTGCTGATCTTTTGGAATTGGCGTATTTGTTTCCCTATCATAAGTCCACGGATCAACAGACGAATTCATAATTCCACCACCTGCAACAGAATCAGCCTGACGTTGAGCTAACATTTGTTGATAAGATGGATATGCTTGAGTTGCAGATGCAGCTTGAGAGCCTTGACTGCCAAATGGATTAAATGGTTTACTTAATACATTTCTTGCAGTGCCAATCCCTTGCTCGCCTAAGCCTGCCAATGCTAATTGCACACGTTGCTGCGCGTCTAATGTAGCTTGAGCTGATGGTGTGAGTGTTTGTCTAATGGTAGGCGTATCTGCGTCAGCAACTGTTGTAAATTGATCGCGTGTAGGTGCAACGCCAGTGCCAGCAGTTGCCATGTATTTATCCATAGCACTTTGATAACCCGCAACATCTGGTCTTTGCCCAATTACCATATCTTCAGAATTGGTAATATCTGACATAAAATCGCCTTGATTTGGCGCTTTACCTACTCTGCCTTGATTAGTTTTAAAATCAGCAAGCGCTTTATCATAGCCAGTTTGGTCAAATGTCGGTGTGCCATACGTTACTGTTTGGCTGCCTAACGGACCGTATATATTTGGATTGCTTAACTTAGCCGATGCCCGCGCAGCATCTACGTTAGCAGCGCCTTGCTCTTTAGCAGCACCAACATAATCAGGTGTTGCGGGTGCTGATACTGATTTTCCCATGATATTTACCCTCTAAGAACCTGCAATTTTTACGCAATAATGTGTAGAAAATGATGTCACCTGTGGGGCTTGCATCGCGCAATCTACATTCTTCACTAAAACCCATATTTTCAACTAATTTAATACTCTTTGCATTATCGCTAACTACCGGCACAACAATCTTATCTACACCACATTGATTAAACGGATAATCAAATATTATTGCTAGATATTGCGCCGTCATTTTGCCAGTGATTGCGATATGACAAAAAATACTTTTTTTATTCCAATTCTCATATATAACGCCTGCTACTATTTCACCATCTTTAACTAATCCTAGCGCCTGAGATTGAGCTTCATGGTAGCCGCCACTATTTTGCTGCGCCACCCAATGCCCAATTTCAGCGCTACATACTATATTCCAGCCCATCCGACTTGAAATACTACGTCAGTCGATGCCCATTCTATTTGTATACCTTGACTTTGTGATATTAAATTGATCCCACCACAATAACCAATGCCAGTGATACCTTGCCAGTTATTTGTAATTGTTGCTGCGGATGATCCCCAATTTGCTGTATCCCATTTGCTAGTTGCGCCATCCCACAACCCAACAGAACTAGGCGAGAATGATAACGATGACGTAGCAGGCTGCACATCAAAGTCAACATTCATGCCCACAAATACAGACGGTGTGCCATTCGTGAATAAATTAGGTCGAGCGCGAGTAAAATACTTTTTAACGCCGCGTGAACCATAATAATTAAATGCTTGCAGCGTATTGGTTTGAATATTGTTTACATCGTCAATATAAGTAGAATTCCATGCGCGACCAACATATCCATCGCCGCCAAAGAATGGATCATCTAAGAATGTTTCCCAACAATTGGCATTCCAGCCTTGAAAATTACACCAAGATTTGGTGATGTTGTTCATCACATATTGTTGTTGCTGCCCTTCAGCAACCGGCACATTAATCCAGAGTGCGTTATTCTTGGCTGAGTAGAGAATCTCCCATCCGAACGAGTCACCGTATTGCGTAGTGGCTGCGGTAATAGCACCCTGTATCTTGTTACTTAAAGCAACACGCGGATCAAGCCTAGAGCTTTGTAGCGATCCTGCCAATGGCATTAAACCATCATAAGTAATTAGCAATAGATCGCCACCGTATTTAAGCATACAGCGCTTGCCAATTGGTGAGCCTAGCTTCCACACGCCGATTAGCGCCCAAGTTGATGCACTGGCAGGATCAGTGCCTGACCAGACAATAACCTCGCCATTTGACGTAACAAATACCAGATTATCGTCAACGCCATAACCTGCATCAAGAGTCCACGTATCCAAGTCAACCAAGTAACCGCCGTATTTAGCGATCGCCGACATATCAATATAATTAGCTGCACCACCAACCGCACCGGTCGGTAAATACCATGCTTTTAGCGTGTTTTTCTCAATAAACCACACGCGATTTTTAAATAGCGAAATATTATCTAATGATGTGGTCGTCACGCCAGTAATTGGTATGGCAGATGCAGCATCAATTGCCGCCCAAGTTGTGCCATCAAACAATCTTGGTTTATCTACGCCATTAACAATGTATAGGTAACTTCCTGCGGCAGTGGTGACGTTAATATGTTCCCATTTGTTATTAGTCAACCCTGTGACCAATGCAGCGCCTACAGCGCCAGTGCTTGTTACATCATAGATATTGCCGCCTACAAATGCGTAGAGTTTGTCAGTTGTGCCGGTAGAGTAATTAATGACCGTTTGAACCTGACCGGTCATGCCGGTAGCCCACTTAGTGTATCCACCACGTAATACAACATTAGATGCAGTCGGGAAAAAATTAGTCAACGTGACCGCATCCATTGGGTCCATGTTACTAATTGAGTCTCGCGCATTCCAACCGCCAACTGGTGCAGGCACAGACTGCACATTGGCTGCATTGCCTTGCACCAGTTGATTAATTTGGACCATATCCAGAATCCGGTATGTTGTCGTAGCCGATTAAAACAGTGCCAGGTCGTGGTGCAAAGCTCAGATTAGCGCTAGACATATCAAGCGCCATCGCAGCCTCTAACTCATAGAGATAATCACGATATAACGCAGTCGTGTCAAAACCCTTAGCTTGGAAGTATTTTAGCTTAGTGGCCAAAACCATCAAACGATCTGGATAAATAGTTGTATCACTGTCAGCAGTAAAACTGTTTTTAACTGTGCCATCTGCGGCATTTGCCCAGCCCTTGCTGCGATACTCAAAACCTAAATATTCTGGACCACTGTTACCTGGCCATATCTGAAAGTAACCACTAAACAAGCGCCAACGAATACGCGGACCAGTCGAGATATAACCAGATAACAACCATTCCCATTGCTGTGCATCCTCAGGTCCCAAAAGCTCCCAATGTTTCGATTTATCCCAAAAAGTACGAGGTATTAAAGCCTCGTAATCGCTTGGCAAGCTGTATTTCATTTTTTGGAAATACAAAGTAGCGTTAGTGCCACCGTCTGCTGCAAAGTTTTGATTTAACGTGACTTGAGTAGACGAATCAACAGATGCAATAAACGTATTCTGGTTGATACCAGTGCCAATTGCTTGATAGGTAGTATCTAACCCTGCTGTGCTTGGAATGCCCGTAATAACACGCGAGGCAGTTGTCCAATTACCAGTGGTCGTTAGATATTCAGTGTAAAAAGCATTTTGCTTTGTTAGTGCTTGCCACGGATGCCGCCGTAAGAACTCATATCCTGCGGCATTCATTAGCGCCAATATTTGAATTACGTCTTGATTTGTATTTCCTGCAACTGAGGCAGGGGTCGAAACCCCTAGCTCATTCGTAACCTGCTGCACTAACTCAAGCATCGTGCTCGACATATTTACACCTCTTTACGCGGTCGCCCTGGCTTGCGCTGATTTTCTAAAATCATTGCCATTTGCGCTTCTAATTCCTGCAATTTCTTTTTAGTTTCCGATAATTCTGTAGTATTTTCAGACTGATTTTTGCCTGTTAAATAAGCCCGCGCACGTTCACGCAAACCCATTGCACCCATACCAATACGCTGTAATTGACTATCGGATGCGGTAGCAACCTGCTCTACACTCTGAAATTTCAATACTTGCAATTCAGCCATTTGGTAATCGCTAAACTCCTCTGGCTGATCTATATGCCATTGGTTCAACGGTGTGCCTATAACCGGTGCATCTGATTGCGACATTTGATAATGCAACCATTGTCTAGGAAAACGCTGCTTGTGATCTTCGTTTACTGGCTGATCTACTACATTGGTTTTATCACCAGGCACAATGATACGCACAAACGGCCTATCTTTAAATGGTTCTCTATCATACGTATAAAACTCAACGTGTAAATGAGAATCGGCATTATTAACATCGCTATCTAGCATAATTTTCTCCTGTGGGGATTGGATTAAGTGAAATACAAATCACTCCCACCGTGTAGGGTGAGAGCGATCAGTTTAAATCATTAGGCTGTTAAAACAGAAGCCCAGGTCGTGGCAGATGTAGCAAACAAGATCACAGTTTTAGCGGTAGCTACAGACAGTGTGCTTGCGCCTGCATTGATGGTTGAGCCTGATTTTGGGTAAACAGTAATTGTCTGGCCAGAATCATTACGCAGACCAATCATTGCGCCTACTTCGGTAGGTGGCAGAATAACGCCAGTCGATGCAGAGCTGGTGGTAAGTGTATTCCAAACTGCGGATAATTGTAGTGCGTCAGCAATTGTGCTGCCAGTAGCAACCAAGCCAGTAGCGCCATCGCCACAGATGCTAGTTGTTGCTAAACCTGAATTGCCAGATGCTTGAACTCTTGATGGAATTGCCATTTTTACTTCTCCTTTTTAACGTAGAAAATTGCATTTTCTGTGTTATGACTTGAGAATATCACTTCATAATCACAGAACTTGCTTGCCCACCATTCATGTGGAAATACTGAAACATGCAAATGCTGACCAATTAATTGCCCCATATGATCTGGCAATAAACTAATCTGAAAGAATGCGCGATCAACACACTGCATAATATTTTTAATAACTGCATCAACATCGTCTGTCGGTATATGTTCCATTACATCGGTGCAATAACCAACATCTGCTTTTAAATCAATAGGCTGCGTTAAATCTGCAACAGTTAATTTAAATTTAATATCTTTATCTAAGCAATTATCAGAGAAATCAACCATCTGAATATTGCATTTTGCTAATTCGTGTATGCGCTTGCTACCGCGACCAGTGCCGCAGCCAAAATCAATTACTTTATCATTGCAGTCTATTTTAGCTAATTCTACAAAATAATCAGCAATTAATTCACCTGGTGACATATTACGATACGCAGGTATATCCCACATCTTTTGATATTTTTCTTGCTCTGGCATTAAATCTGGGCGCTCGCGCATTTTTCGCACAACTTCCATAATTAATCCAGTAGCGTCAACGGTAATTATGCAGCCTAAATCAATTAGGTTATTGCATACAGTAGGAAATAACTCAGCTTGCCTGGCCATTGTAAGCGAGCTAGTAAACACTTTTCCATCAACAGTAACTTTAACTAATACATCACTGTCATTCATTGGCTGCTTATACGCATGTCCCATTGTATGTCTGTGCGAACAATCATAGCCAAATAGGTGCAGCTTGCGATAACCCATTGTGTATGCAAGACACATGCTTGATAACCCAACAGTCGTGCCACCGCCGATTAAAGCGTATTCCTGATCGTGATTTGGCAGGTGATCTTCCATATCATCCATAGCTGGATGCCATGTAGTTATATTATCTTCATCATTAAATAACGATGGGTGACACTGGCTTGAGAATAAATATTCTTTAGCATCACCAACTAAGTCAACATTGCCTGGTCGCGCGTCAAGTATAATTTGATAGTCAGGCACAATGCCGTGACGATTCAAGAACTTAGCCGCGCCATTAAGTGCAAATATCTTTTGTCCTAATTCGCGCCGCTTTTCAATAATTGGTAGATAATCAACAATAGATGGGCCGCCGCCAACAATCACTGCGTGACCGTCATGCGCTGGCAATTCTTTAATCCATTTCTGACAACTACGAGAATTTAAACGAATATTGCCAAATAATTCCGCGTCATCAGTATTGCAGATGATCTCTATATCCATAAAAAGAGGCGAGAGATTTCTCTCCCGCCGTCTCCTTTCACTGATTAGGTGATACGACCTTGCAGATGTGGGCGATTGATTACGACATTGACCGTAGTGGTCGCAGAAGCAACAGTCGCAGCATTAGCAGTGCGAGCGCCAAGAATCTCTTTGCCCGAACCTGTTGCGCCAACTTTACCAGTAGATTTCACACCAAATGCAACAGTAGGTGCAAAATTGCTACTTGTAGATTTGTTTACAACAGCAGTGCCTTCAATCTGATACCAACCAAACAGACCAGCAGTGTTTGCAGACATCGCAACGGCAACTGGACGAGCTTGGTTGCTGGTGGTAGCGCACAATGTGGTTTGATAGGTCGTGCCATCGTAGGTTACTAACGAGCCAACTGTAGTGCTTGCAACACCAACGAGCAGAATAAACTCACCTGCACCGTAGGTAGGATCAAAAGCACGTTCAATTTGCCCTAAAACAGCAGGTGGGGTGGGAATAGCTGAAGTGCCATTCGCCATCGTTACGCCAGAATCAGTTTGATTGATCTGTAGTAAACCTGCTTTGTTGTCATCAAAAGTATAAGCCATTTTAAATTTCTCCTTAGGCTATCAAAACGCCGCTAAATTGCGGACCGCTTGAAGTAAGATTACCAGCCCAACCAATTAGCTTAACAATAGCATCTTGGTTAATAGCTTGGCGCTCACCACCAATAGGCACAAAATTGCGGTCAACGTGCGGTCTAAACATAATGTATTTAGTATTCAAGAACCACATGTGATTAGCAGTAGCGGCAGAACCGATACCACCGTCTAGCACAACGTCTGAAGCCATACCTGCGCCGTAGTATTTCAACGATGCGAAGCCTGCGCCTGCCATGCTTGAGCCAGAATCAGAGATACGCTGAATTGATTGCAACGATTGCAGATACAAACGGTAGTAGTTATTGTCAGCAACGATCAAGTCGGGCTTGTCCGTTCCACGAATCAACTGCACAGCAACCGAATCCATATACTGCTGGATGTTGGATGCAGTAGTAGCAGCACCACCATTGGTTACGCCTGAGTATGCAACCGAGCGCCAGAATGAAAAAGTAGCGCGATTGATACCGCCGTATGTGCCGGTAGCAGGACTATCAGGCACAGCAGCAGCCAAACCGGTGATATTCTTGCCGCTATTGCCAGTGCCATCCAAATAGATATCGCTACCTAAACGGTTAGCTAACTGAGCTTCAGCAACATTCATACGGCCATCTAGCAAGTCAATGATTGCTTCTTTGCCGCTATTCTGGATCATTTCTAAACCAGAGATCGACACAGCAGCAGCGTATTGCGTAATGCTAAATTGAGCAGCACTAATTGGGCTATTTTGGCTGACGTTTAATACTTCGTAGCCACTATAGGAATTAGTATTATTTGTTGTCGAATCCGTATACATCACCTCTTGGAGTATGACATTTCCGCCCGAAAAGGTACGGACATTGCCACGTTCTTTAAGGCGGCGTAGTAAAGCATTGTTATTTGTTACGTTATCAGCTAATTCACCACTACGGCTTTGAATGTTAGTCGCAATGATGTCGCTGATAGAGCTATTGGCAAATGCCATAATTAATACTCCTTATCAGTTTGAGATCAAAAACGTGAACCAATAGCATCAAACTGCTCTGCTAAC